TTGAGTAGCAGGATTTATACCAAAAGTACCTCCAAAAGCATCAGTAGCTATTTTATTAGGAGTAATAACTCCTCCTGTAGCACTACCGCCGTCTTCCATCTTTTTAAAAGCTCCAGAGTTAAAAGCAGCTAAAGTTCCTACTCCAACATTCTTAACTGCTTGTTTATTTAATACATACTCTCCAGGCATTAGTAGTGCTGGCACTGAATCTTTATTTTGTTGTTCAGGAGTACCGGGTACAAAGCCTCCCTCAGCAAAAGCTAGACCTCTTCCTACAGATCTTGAACTTCTTTGTGCTTGAGTAAGCTGTTTTGCACCATCAAATATATTATTCATAACTCTTCTGGTTATTTCAGCATCAGTAGCTGCTTTCATAGCAGCATTACTAAACTCTTGTCCAGCACCTGCTAACTCACTAAGAGCTTTTAATTCTTGATCTGAAGCTTTAGCTACTATATTACCTCTTTGAATAGCTAAAGCTTTTTCTGCACGAGCTATAAAATCATAACCATTACCTAGCTGTTCTTGAATATAGGCAGCATCTCGTACTATAGCATGTTGATACTCTAATACATCTTTTAATCCTTGAACAGCGCTTGATTCTAGACTATCACCAAACTGAATTACGTCACTTAACGCATCCCCAAAGTCTTGAGCCATTTTTCTAATTTTAAGTGCTATGCCTTCTTCTATTATTCTAGCTGCATCTTTAGAACCTTGTCCTGTAGCCTCAAGAGCTTCTTGCATAGCATTCATTTCCGCTTTTACAGTTTCCATAGCCATAGCCATACCACTCAAATTAGTAGACGTATCACTAAGTAAACTTACAGTACCGTCTTGAGCTACATGTAAGTCTAAATGAGCTAAAACCATATTATGAGCTGCCTCTTGTGCTCTTTGTAGTTGATCAGACATGAGTCCGAATACTCTTGCAGATTCGTCTATTAAGTCTAATGCTTGCTGTAAGGCTCCTTGCGCAAATGAAGCAGCTGCAGCTTCTGCTTTAATATTTACTAATTCTATAAACTCACCAAGATTAGTAAATTTACCTCCTGCAGATTCTAATTGCGTCATCAAACCATCAAAGCCTTTAGCAAAATTAAGGTCTCTCATGTTATCTTCTATCTCTTTATCGAAGTCCATATTACCTATAGCGGTTTTCACGTCTTCCGTTAAAGATCTAGGATCTAAGCCTTTAATAAGTCCTTCAAATAATTCCTTACCAAACTCTTCACTATCAAAGTCTAATCTAACTGCATCAGCTCCTCCACCTCTTAGCTCTAAGAATCTTTCTCTAATATCTGAACCTTTAGTGGTTAGTACTGCTTGTGCTTCAGTAAATCTCTGAAGACCTCCAGTAACAGTTTCTAGTGCTTGATTCATTTTAAATGCTGATTTAGCTACAGGATCCAGATCAACTCCACTATCTTTTCTATCTATTATATCTCCAGTAGTCAAATCAGCAGTTGATCTATTCCTCTTAGTAGGAGCACCCCCAAATAACCAATCTAGCGCGTCACCAATAAGTCCAGATATAAAGTCTCCTGCTATAAAATCTATAGCAGTCATAGCTATACCGCCTATAGGACCTAAAGCTGTGGTAATAAAGTCTTCTATTATACCCGTTATCATAGGAGTAACTGCTTTACCTAAGCCCGCGGCAGCTAAATCTGTTAAACTACCATCAGATTCTGCAAAATATTGAGCAGCGCCTCCTGCAGCTCCAATACTTTCTTGATTAAATCTTTCAAATGCACCACCTAACTCTCTTACACTACCTACAACAACATTTTTTAGGTCTGCAACTATATTTCCTGTAACTTGAGCAGAAGTTTCAGCAGCTTTTGACTTATCAAAACCGTCTTTTACTGCTTCAGTAATTTCATTATTACTCTCTCCAGTTACTGATCCTACTAAGGTATTACCTAGAGTAGTAAAGGCACCTGTTAGTTGTTGAGCTAAGCCTACTAAGCTAACCATACTATTACCCAAGCTTCCGAATTTTTGAAGTACGTCTCCTGTTCTACCTATTAAACTATAATGTGCGTTTTCTAAATCTTTTTCTGCGCTAGATAAATTATTAGTTGCCTCTATAACTTTGTAGTCTTGTATAGCTAGTTCCGCTTCTGCTATAGCTCTATTAGCTTGAGCCTCACTTAATACTTTAGTTTGCTCGTCTAAGTCATTTAAGTTTTTAAAATAAGCTTCTGTAGTTTTTAAGTACCCACTAGCATCACTGTCTGCAATAGAAGAAATTATATCTCTTTCTAAGGCTCTTCGTTCTTTTAAAATATCAACAGCCCCAGCCATAGCATCCGCCTCAGAACTTCTCAAAGAGCTTACTCTAGATAATACTTCCTCTTGTTTAGATAGTACCTTATCTCTATTCTCTGCTGCTTTATCTCTTGCTTTTTCAGCCTTACCTACAGATAGCTCTCTCAGTAATGTTCCTGTTTGATTCATAATTTGAAAAGCAGCTTGTCTCTGAGCTAATTGGTTTGCTTTTATCTGCGCTTGTAAGGCATCTTCTGCATTTTTAGCTTTAGCCTCTTCTAATTCAGCAGTTTTGTTTGCAGTTTCTAGTGCTGCATTACTATTCTCAGTCTCAAGTGCGTGCTTCTCTTTTAGAGCAGCACTTTCAGCGCCTAAAGCAGCAAGTCTTTCATCTTCGTTTTTACTTATTAAATCATTTTCTATTTTTTTGTTAGAAATAGTGGTATCTAACGTAGTATTAGTTATTTCCGCTATCTCATTAGTAGCTTGAGCAGAGGTTTCTAGAGCTTGTAAAGAGTCTAAAGAAGATTGTCCTGTAGTACTAACTTCCTTTACTAGAGCAGATGTTTCTTCAGCAACAGTTTCTAGAGAATCTGCTGAGTTATTTAACGCATCGGCACTAGATTGTACAGGATCAGGACTTTTGTCTTTAGCAGGATCTGCTATAATAGTCTCTTTTGCTTCTAGTGCTATTTTTTGAGTACTTAAAGTTGCTTGTAATTCCGATATAAAGGTATCAAACTCTGTACCCATATCAGTAGTTAAATTATTAAAAGACTCTACTAGTTTTATAGTATCTTCTCTTTTTTGGTCTAGTATTTTTAACTCTTCTCTTTTATTTTCTAGATTAGCTGCATGAGTATCTCTTTTTAATTTAGCTTCTAACTCTGCTATACTACGTCTTTCAGTCAGAGAATCAATTTCATTTTGTCTCTCTGCTCTTGAAATCTCTATACGAGCAGCAAGATCTGCAACTCTAGAGTCTATCTCTAATAAAGATAGTTCTTGTTCTTTTGCCAGTATTTCTGCTGCAAAAGTTTGCTTATTTGCTTCTAACTTTGCTAATTGAGCTGCTGTTTCTGCTTGCTTTTCTGCTAAATCTGTCTCTTTTTGAGATATTTCTACATCTAAAGAAGCTGATCCTATATCAGCAAGTAAATTTAGTATCTTAGTAATATCTTTGTCAAAGAAGGAGTCATCAAAGGCTAGACCCTCTTTAGCTAAAGATATCATTTGTTTTTGTGCTGATAGCTCTTCTTTAGCTCCTTTTATTCTTTCTTCTGCTATTTGAGATACTATTTTAAGCTGTTCTTGTTGTATATCTATAGACTTTTCTCTCTCAGATAAGATATCTCTAGATATAGATAACTCTGCTGCTGCTAGATCACTAGATATTGCTGCACCGTCAGCTTTTACTTTTTTAATACTTATTTCTTCTGCTCTAGCTTTATTAAGAGAAGTAAGTCGCGCCTTAGATATGTCTATTTCTGCTTTTAAAGTTGCCTGTTGAAGTTGTTGTCTAGCTATTCTTGATTGCTTTTCAAGCTCTCTAGTTTGTTGTTTTACAGCCTCTACTTGACCCAATAAAAGACCTTTAATAGATTTTTCCATAAACTCTCTATTAGCTACTGCAAGATTTAATTCTCTTACTGCTTCTGCGGCTCTATCAGTAGTTGTAGTAACACTACCATCATCACTTCTAATTACTTGACCTAATTTTTCAAAAGCTGCAACATTATCTTCTAAATCGGTAAGACCTCCTATGCCTACAAGTTCACTTTTTAAGCTATTAACCTGATTAACAAATTTTTGCGTAGAAGAAGTTGCAAACTCAAGGCCCTCTGCTGTTTCAACAAATAGCCCTTTGAACTTTGCATTAGTAATAGTATCTGCTGCTGACTTAAATACTTTTTGTATATTTTCAAATTTAACTAAAGATTTATTAGCTTGATCTCCTGCCTCAGATAACTCATTTAGTCTATTAGTAGTTTGCTCAAATCTAGTTTCCAAAGCTCCTAAAGTAGTTATTAAGTCTTTATTAGAATTTACTAACTCATCTGCTCTTACTCTAGCTTCTTCAGTTCCTTCTGCGTTTAGCTTTTTAATCTTTTGTTCTTGTATAGCTATTCTAGAAGTAACAATATCTATAGTATCTGATAAGTTAGATTGAGAAGTTCTTAAACTATTAATAATTTCTACGAAAGACTTACTGCTTACAGAGCCATCTCTCATAGCATTATTAGCTCTAAGTAGTGTAGACTCAAATCCTACAAAAGTAGGTAAAATTAATCCTATAGACTCATTTGCAACAGTAAAAGTTTTACCTACTTCTCTAGTTGCTATCTCTAATCCTCCTAATTTTAACGATGTATCACTAAAATCAGCTTCTGTAGTTCCTAATAGTTCATCAATTAAAGAAGCGTCTTGTCCTGTAAGTCTAGATAAAGTTCCTGTAAACATAGTAACTGCTGAATCTGTGTCTAGTATAGCGTCTCTAAACGCATTTATCTGATCTATTTCTTGTAATAAGGCTAAGTCTCCGGTTCTGTTAAAAGAGTCTTGTAATTCTTCTACCTCTTTTCTTAAAGAGGCAGCTGCTTCTTCACCCTCTTTAAGAGTTTTTGATGGGCCTCCTAACGCTTCTGCTGCGCTACTAGCAACTTTTTTACTTATAGCTTCATAACCAAATATATATGCTAATAGAATATCTAAAGCACTAAGTACTCCTACAACCGCGGCGGCTATACCTACAGCGGCGGCGCTAAAAATACCAGTTATTGCAGTTACTATTGCAGTAACTCCTGCTGCTACAGCCGTTAATCCTGACACACTTGCCACAGCACCGCCAAACTTACCAAATATTTCATCTATCTTAGAGTCATTATCTTTTAGTGCAGCAGCTACTCTTTTAATAGCACTTTCTTGGGCGTCTGCAGCCTCTCTAGCAGAAAGTCCTAATTGTTTATACTGCTCTGTTATCTTACTTATGCCTACTTCAGCTCTAGCCCCTAAAGCTCTTATGCCTAGTTCCAAATCTTTATTAGCATTTCTTAGCGCTAAAAAAGTATCTTTTAAGTAGTTTATAGCAGTATTAAATATACCTATCTGCCCTACTAAATTTAAAAGTAAAGGACCAAAACTTAGAGCTAATAGTGCTACATTTAAAACTCGTAGTAGAACAGAAAAAGCCGTTGTTAAAGCTCTAACAGACACAGCGGCAACCCTACTAGCTACTGCAACAGCTTTTAATTTAGTTGATTGAGCTACTAAAGCAACATTAGCATCATTAATTCTTTTTGTTAATATAAACTGATTTGCTTGTAACTTTTCACTTTCAGCGCTATATGATTTAAGAGATGCAATATCTGCGGGACTAGTAAGGGGTCCTAGCTTTGATCTAGCAATTAAAGATTTATTTTCTTTCTCTAATTGAACTAGTCTTGAGGCTCCAAGATTAATTTGTTCTTGTTGTACTGCAATAAAAGATTTTAAATCTGTAGCGGCTAAAGTAGATGCCGCACCCATACCTTTAAATTTTAAAGCTTGTTCTGCTTGAGCTTTATTACCTAATACCATAAAGTTATTATTATTTTTTACTGACTCTGAGAAGTCTGTCATAGCTTGTTGGGAGTTTTTAGAAGCAGATATTTGATCTCCTAATCTAGCTATATTTGAATCTAAAGATGCCGAAAATGAATTAATACCAGCAGTTAGTGATGTGAGACCTGAAGATGCTAACTGTCTAGCTACTAGCGCAAAAACAGAAATAGCCCCTGTAAAGTCTTTAGTAAAAAAGTCAATAACAGGGACTAAAGCTTCTGCGGCTAAAACACCGAATTTGTGTCCTAAATCTTGTAAAGTAGCACTAAGCCTATTAAGGCTTTTTTGTGCAGAGGGAGCACTAGTATCAATCTCACTAAATTTTCTATTACCTTCTTCAATAATAGCATTAACAAACGCTTGTCTACGCTCAAATTCTGTTAAGTCATTTACTGCTTTTCCTATTTCTTTAGCATATGCTTTAGTAGCTGGTTCTAGCTTAGTAAATATGCCTAGTTCGTCTAAGAGTTCTGGTTCAAGTTTTGCAGCACCTCTAGTAAGTCTTTCAAAAGCATCAGATAAGTTTCTTCCTAAAGCAACAGAAACTTTAGTAGATATATTAGCAAGCTGTTCTATTTGCTTGGTACTAAAACCTGTAGATAAAGCAAGGTTGGCTTTTTCTGCAGCTTCACCTAGCGCTACCTGCCCCTGAGTAATATCTTGTAAGCTTTGTAATATTTGATTACCGTTCTCGCCTACTTTAGCAGCAAGAGTTTGTGTGCCTCTAATAATATTATCTACTTGGGCAGCTCTATTTAGGGCTGAAAAAGCTTGCTGTAGTGCAAAAACAGTAGCCGCAGCACCTGCGTAAGCTCCTACGAGCCCACCAAGTCCTGCGGCTTGTGCTGAGAACTGTCTACCTGCAGAAGCAGAAGACTGTCCTAATCTAGTAGTAGACCTGTTTAACTTATCAGACCCTTTAGTAGAGTTATCGGAGGCGGCACCAATTTTACGGAGAGCAGAGTTTAAAGCGTTTATATCTTTAGTTGCTCGTTTAGTACCTGTTGATTTAACGTTAAGATTAACGTTAGTATTAATATTGCCTGCCAATCATTTTCTACCTTTAAGTTTAGATTTTTGTTGCTGTTCTTTTTGTTTTTTAGCATAGTGATCAGAAGTTTCCTGAACTAATACTGTTAGTAAATTTAAAAACAACATCTCATCTTGAATACCGTATATATCCATAAATGTTCTAAGACCAGAATAGTCTTTTCCTAACCAAGCACCACTCATACCTCCAATACTATCAGGTAGTATATTAAATATGGCTAGTACTATTTGACACTCATCACTTAGGTCAGAATAATCTATAGGTATTTCTTCCTCTAAAGGGGTAGTACCCATTTGTTCACACATCATAAAATATTGCTCTTTGGTTATTCCCCCAGACTGCAATGATTCTGATATGTATCGTCTTAGTTTTTTACTTGTGAGTCTGTCTTATCTTTTTCGAAGACTTCAAAGTCATTTTGACAATCTGTAACAAACTGATCAAAGATAGTAGAGTTTCTTAAAAGCTCTAGTGCGTCTTCTTCTGAATAGGGAACTTCTTGTTCTAAGTTAGCTCCTGCAGTCTCAATAGGCATTAGCCTTGCTAATTCTCTGATTGTAAGACCTCTCCAACCTCTAACAACTTCTCTAGCATACTCTTCGAGAAACTTTTCGTTATCTACTTCTTCTTCTCTTTGGCGAGAACGTTTGTTAAATTTGATAGTTAAAGATCTATTTCTAATTTTTGTTAATTTTTCTCTGTTTAAATAAGTTAAGCTAACATAAAAATTATCGCTATCTGGAAACTCCACTTCGACAACTTTTTCGTTAATCATTAAATTTTTAATCATACTCATAGGATTTATCCCCTCTATATTAAGTTAAAAAGAGACAGCTATTCGATCTAACGTACAACAAGTGAGGGGATGTTTGCTGCTTGCTAAGAATAGCTGTCTCCTAGTGATAATAAATTCATGAACCCCTCAACTTTCATGAATTTTTTAATTTTTATTAGCTAGTTGAGCTAACAAAGAATGTGAATTCATCACCACAAGTAGGATCTGTCTCTTGTGCTAAGAAATCAACTGTAATACCCACAACATCATCAATTGAGTGTGATGGGAAGTCAAATTGTACTGACGGCATATTTACCGCAAAGTAAGGAGCTGTTGTACCACCAATTTGTAGGTTAGCACTTGCACCTTTAGTTTGTACCGCTGTATTAGTAACGATATCTTTTAAGAACTCCGCAGATTGGTTTGCTCCTGCACGTAGATAGGCAGTAAAGCTACCTGTTACTGTTTTCGCACCAGTAAACTGACCAATAGGTGAGTTAAGTGACGCTAGCTCTTCTGGTGTTAAGTAAGAAGCATTGTTGTTATAGCCCCAGCTTAATCCAGTAACTGGGAATGTATAAGCTTTTGATGCCCCAGACGCTGAAGATGTAACTGCGATAGAACTTAATCTATTTTTGATAAATGCTGATGATATATCAGAACCAGCTACTTTAGAAGTACCAAAAGGATGATAAGACTGAGTAGCTGAGTTTCCTACGTCAGTAGAACTATTAGCCGTTGCAGTAGTACCATCATTCAATGTACCGCCAAATACTGAGATAGCTTCATCTCTTTTAGTATCTGTAAGCTCAAATAAGTTAGTACCGAAACCACTCCAAGAAGTAGTAGCAATTGAGTCGATAGCTGCATCAATAGATCCTTCATTAACTGCTGCTTGACCAACTTGATATACTACATTATCCACTTTAAAGTAAAGTGAATACTCTTTCATTGTTGGGAAGTTAGAGCTATGAGCAGTAACGTTAGCATTTGAAGCTGCAACTACATCGGCGTTATCAGCAAAACCTCTATGTCCTAAGTGGAAAATACCATTATTTTCCCAAGAACTAGATTCTACTCCTGCTGCTGCTGGAGCATTATTAGATAGCATAGACTGCCATAAGAACCAGTCTGATACTGGTTTAGAGTTACCTGTGGGTGAGTCTTGACCGTCAGTAGTTACCATCCCTGTAGGACGGACATAAGTACTCATACTCCATTCTACTGGATTAACGGAAGTGTTAAACCTTTGTGTAGCTCTATCAGGCGTGTTGCCTGATTCTAAAGTGTTAATATCTTGGTTAGTAGCACTCTGGTTAAAAGCATAACCAGCTAAAACTTCTACTCTCCAAGTGTTGTCAGGCGTCATTGAAGCCGATACGCCTCCGCCATTCAAGTCAATAGTTGACCAAAAAACTTCAGTGTTTCTCTGAAGGTTAATCTGTGTATTAGGACCGCAATTGGGCATTTATTATCTCCTTATAAGGTGACTTCATAACGAACTTGTACTTGTAATTCTACAATTCCATAGGGGGTTAGAAGTCCTTCATCTGTGTTTATAGACGTTAATGTTAAGTCTAGGATTTCATTAGTCGTTGGTAAACTATAAATAATATGTTCAATATCTTGTGTAATATCATTTATATGTTCGTTTACTAATTCGTCTTCTTCGTCGTAAATGTAGCACCGCAACACTACGGGAAGTAAGGAATTAATAGTAGTTCCTCCAAGAGTACTGTTATAATCTCTTATTTCTGCTCCTGGAACAATATAAATTGAGGGAAAGTCATTAATTTCTTCTAATGGCTTAAAGCCTCTATATACATTTTCATGTACACTAGTTTTAAATACATAGCCTCCAAAAGGTGAGCCAGTACCATCTATTAATATTAAGTTATCAATTAATGTTTTTATTATATCTCGTCTTTGAGACATTTTTCCACCTAACTTTATAAGAGTATAACACAGGAAAATAACTACGGCAATTTAATTTTTTTAAACTTAAGCACGTATCAAGTTAAACTGACGAGAATACAGTTTTTGCGTTATATCTCTTATACTACCTTCAATTAAATTTTCAACGTCATACCCATACTCCTCTAATGAGTAGTATAGAGGCATTGAATAATAGTTAATTATAGAATTTTTATAATTAACTTGGGCTATTTCTAAATTTTCAACAAACCTACCAGACCTGTTAGTAAGAGTAGGAGGTTTAGGTCTTCCAGATTTTCTCATCCTACTTAGTACTTCTATCTGTAATAAAGAAGTCAATTGAGCTGCAGAAGCAAATCTACCTTTTCGTACTTTAGATGATATTACTAAATTATTACTTAATGCTCTAGCGGTTTTAGCATTTATCTCATCAAATAGCTTAGTACCTGTTATGCCAAAATTTAAGGCTATAGATCCTCCACTAGGCACTTTAATATTAAGATCAAAAGTCAAAGAGTCTATTATTTCTTTTAAGCTGCCAGGACGCTTTAGTATATTATTTAAAGTTGTTTTACCACTAATATTAAATACTTTATTTATATCTTCTTCTATAACTCCTATAGCGTTTTGCTCAAGCTTACGTCTAGTTTCATCTAGTAGTTTTTTTTCAAATGCACTACTTAAAAAGAAAGAATAAGAACCTGTTGATCCTTTTTTTCTAATTATATCTTTACTAGTAAATTTTAAACCTATAAAAGTTTGAAAAAAAGTTAAAGTATTATCAGACTTAGTATCCTTAACATTTATTTGCGCGGTTAGGTTAGTAACTTTATCTGTTATAAGACTACCAAAAGGGCCTTCCATAAACTGTTTAAACTTTTTAGGGTCATTCATAACTTTATCATAGGCATTTCTAATAACAGATTTACCCCTAGAGCCGCCAACTACTTTAAATATTTCGTCTTGTAATTCTTTTAAGTCATTAGAGGTATAAGAGTCATCAACTTCTATTCTTAAATCTTCGAATAGTTTATTTATTTTAGAAACTTTACCTTTATTGCTAGTCATACCTAGCTCTACTAACTCTGTTATTAATACTCTTTGTCTTTCTATATAGTCAGTATCTATTTGACCTCTAGGATTAAGACTTGCTGTTGCCCCAGTAACTTTTAAAGTTCCTCGTCTACTTCCTGCAAATCCAGTACCTCCTAATAGCTTTCCTGTAGCTTTAGCTTCTATGTCAAAAGATTTAACTCCCATAGAGTCATTTATAAGTTCATTTAATGAGGCTACCGTAGGAGAGTTCTTACCTTCTACTGCTTGAATAACTGATAAAACATTTTTAGAAGGAACTCCTACAATATCGGCTTTACCACTTCTTGTAGTAGCTTCTTTATTAGTTTTAAAAATTCCTTTTGTAATTCTTTCACCTACAATACCAAGTTTAACTGAATCGCTTTTAGCTTTTGTGTCGCTAAGCGCTTTTTCTAATTTTTTTCCATCCATAAAAGCTAATACAGATATCATTACATAGGCAGCCTATACAAATTTAATACTCTTCTGACTTGAGGAGGAAATCCATCTAAACTTAAGTCATGAGAAGAAGAATTATCTCCTTGAAGAGATACGCTTTTTGCACCCTCTCTTCCTTTATAAAGAACTTTTATCATTTCTAACGAAGCTAGTTTTAAATCATTAGGAACAGAAGAATAACCTCCATTATAAGTAACTCTAACCCCATTAGTAAAATTATTAAACTTTCTAGGATTAAAAAATCCTAAACTAGGAGAACCGCTACCCATTCCAGAATCAAAACTCACCTCACCAGTATCAGGATACCACACATACTCATTTACTTTTCTAGAAAAGTCAGTTATATCTGTTTTATTAGCTCCTTCATTAAAAGGAATTAATAGTTTAGTATCCTCATCAGATGCTGCAGCCTGTAAAGAGGTACTAAAATTACCTGAGTATTTGGCGTTCCAAGAAACTCTTATATCATCTATATATCCAATAAAGTTTTTATTATCTGTTTGGGATATTCTTCCTATTTCTAAAGATGAAGATAAATTAGGAATTGAGTTAGCATGAGCTACTGAAGAGCCTACTTGATTACCATTTTGATATATTTTTAATTCTGTATCTTCTTTAACTACTGCTATATGAGTAAAAGTATTTATAGACACAGTAGTGCCGGATATATAAGCTGTCTCTACGTCATCACTTTTTGCTCTAAAAAATACACCATTACTAGAATCATATGAGAGTTCCCAGTTATCATTATCGTTATCATTTCTAGATATAAAAGTAGAATTATTTAAGTTTGCAGGGCGTACAAAGAGCTCTATAGTAAAAGGCTCAGTACCTAGATTAAAATCATCAGAACTATTTACTGATAAATAGTCTCCTGCCTCAGATAAATGTAGACTAGAAATACCAAACTTCTTTACTCTTTTACTAGTTTTAGCATTACCTAAAGAAGTAATTTTGTGTGAGGATCCTTCTATTTCTATTTGTTGACCTAAAGAACCTGGCCCACCTAAAGTAGTATAAGAATTTCCAGTATAGTGAGAAACTTCGTGTACAGAGTTAATAGGAGGATTCTTAATAAAAACAGAGGAAACTCCTCCGTTAAAATATTCTGTATAATTACCTGAAGATATTACTCTACCACAGTAAGATTCTATTAAACTAGATACATACGAATTTATAGATCTTAATCTGCTGTCTTCACTATCATTATCTAGTTTTATTTTTAAAAACTCTTTAATTTCTAATAGAGTCACTAACATTTACTGTCTCCTAAAAAATAAAAAGGGAATGGGGCTGGGAGCCCGCATCCCCTTTTCTTTGCTAACTATAAGTAGTTACTGATTACTCAGCACCACTTAACATGTTTACAGCATAAGAGTAAGAAGAGCTTAGTGCAGCTGCTGACTCTGTTGTAAGTGCCTTCATGTCATAACGTGTTGACATATAAAGCGCTGTAACTTGACGATCTGGAAGGTAATCGCTTTCTACTTCCATAGAACGACGCTCACCAATCAAGAATCCAGGCTTATAAACCATAGTACCAAGTACACGGTTATTAGCAGTTGCTGATACGGAATCCATAAATTCAGAAATCTGAATTGGAATACCATAAATAGCACCAATAGAACCTGTTAAGTAGGTAGCTTGAGGACCAAACTTATCTACAGTTTGGAAATCAGTTTCAGTTACAAAATTATTATAACCTTCTACTGAAGTAAGAAGTACTAACTGGTCTCCCATAGCTAGGCCGTACTTGCCCATAGCTGCGCGAGCTGAGGCTACAGTAGCTGCAGTAGCAGTTGCTGTATTAGCTGCAGCACCTGTTAAACCTACACCTCTGTATACGTTTAATGCGGCTACTGCACCAGCGTGATTTACAATACCTGTAATAGGTGAAGCAACTCCGCCTACTCCTGTAGTGCTACCTGCTGACATTGATTCAGTAGCATCAAAACCACTTAATCCGCCATTACCACGAAGTAATACTTTATCTGTGAAGCGAGCTAAACGACGTGTAGCTGCTGAACGTAAAAAGTCTACTAATGGAAGTAGTGTATCTTCTTCTTCGTCTTTTGCGATGTGTGTCTTAACCATAAATTTATGTGGTGTTAAGTCAACGCTCTTTAATACGTGCTGATTTGATGTCGGTACGTAGTTGTTTGTGTCTGTGGCGTAAGTGCCAGACTCAAACTGAGCAATCGCATCATCTGTGTCTTCGCTTGCAACAGGTACTGAAAACTGTTTTGCGTTAACTTCGATGCGGTTGAATAAAGGAGCAACAACAAGTTGTTGTCTCATTTCTTCATATACATTTGTAGAAAATGCATTTTCAAATGCATCTACTGAACCACCTTGTACTACGTCTTTCATACGCATGCCGTACTTAGTGCTTAATGGGTCTCTACGCATAGCTTTAGCTAAAAAGTAAGCGTTAGATAGGTCTTTCTGAGAAAACTGCTCGTTTCTACGAGTATTTTCTTGATAAACCATTTTACTAGTTGTGTATGAGTCAATTTGCTCACGGTAGGCTTTCATTTGCCCTTTTAACTCTGCAAGCTCTTCAGCTAAACGAGAGTCTTCATGGTTTTCATTATTAGCTTTAATTTTAGCTTCTGATTCTTCCATGATTTTATCACCAGTCTTTTCGACTAGTTTTGCTACTTCTGGCTCAGAAACGTGATTAGAAACTTTTTTCTCTTCAACAACCTGAGTGCCTGCAGCTTTTGTATCAACAGTGATGGGATCACCAATATCTTGAGTTGCCATCTCATTATTCTCCTTATTTTCGGTAATATAACCGTATAGTTTTAGTGCGAAATCTCTATCTTCTTCTTGTGGAAGGTCGATAAGTGCTTTAATAGTATTAACAAAACGTTTTGCTAACGTATAGTGAGTATCACTCCAAGTTCCTGCTTCCATGCTTTTCAGATTTAACAGGTTGTTTAAAGTTGTTTGATACTGATCATTATTTTTAATTTTATCTTCTTGTTTTAGTCCAAAAAGATTAAATTCGGAAGCTTTAACAAGATCAGAGAAATTAGATTTAATTTCTTCTCTGTCTTTATCTGTTAAAGACTTACTTTCACTATGGTCGATGATTTCAATATCGAATTTAGTAGAAAGATCCCAAGCATTAACTACAGATAGATTTTCTGCATTAATCTTAATAGTATTATCGCTTGAAACCCCGTTAATGTCAATTTCTTTAAATATGAAATATGGGGATTCGGCGGTAGCAATTTTTGAAATTTTATAACGATTGCCCTTCATTTTTACACAATCGCCATTAACTAACTGAGAAGTCTCAGTACTTAGCATATTATAAAAAGGGATTAGAGTATTAGGATCTTCGTAAGAGCCTTCTGCTTCAATCGCTTCTTTTTCTTCGTCTATAACAAGATCTTTTTCTTCAATAGACTTGTCTTCAGAAGCTTCTTGTACTGAAGCCTCTACTACAGTTTCTTCAATTTCTAAAGATTCTTCTACTGCAGTTTCTTCTGTTGTTTTTTCTTCCAAAACTTCTTCCTCCTCTTTTTCGAATTGAGACTTAAAGGACTCAAAACTTTCATCTGATTCGAAACTTTTTCTGATACTAAATAAAGACTCTTGATTTGCGGGAACACTTACCACACTAATCTCTAGTAATTCTAGGTCTTTAATTACAAAAGTATCTGCAGTTCTATCATAATCTGCATCTTTTACTCTGAAACCTACACTAAAACTTTTCAGTGCCCCATCTTCAATTAAAGATTGCACTCCGTGTAGTTTTTCAGCTGCACTTGATACTGAAGCTTCTACAAAAATACCTTTTTTGTCTACTCTTACAGTATCGGATTTACCAATAGGCTTTCCATGATCATGTTGATAGAGTAAAACAGGATTTTTTCTGTAGTTCTCTATGCCTTTAACCCATGCCTCTGATAAAACTACATCACCAGTTCTATCTTTTGATGTAGTATTAGCGTAACCAGCTATTTTAAAAGGCTTGTTAGCACTATCTGTTTTTGATTTAATTTCTATATTATCACTATTGATATAAAACTTTTTATCACTCATTTGTTGGCTCCGTTATAGGCATATCTTCTGTATCGTCTGATGAAGGTCTACCGCCCAACTCTGGACTAGTGGCACTTCCTGTGATATTCTGAGGTATGCGAATTTCTGAAGTAGTATCTAACCCTAAAGTAGGAAAATTAAGTTTTTCTCTAGCTTCGTCTGGAGTAATAATACCAGCATTAACTAAAGAACTAAAATACTGCGCTTGAGACTTTAAATCTGGTTGTAGAGCAGGTATAGATACTAATTCGGGTCTTATAGAAACACTGTTAAAATGATGCTCAAAAGCACTAGTAAATTGAGTAACTATTGGTATAATAGTATGCTCATAAAATAGTACTTGATTAGAAGAGATATTAGCATTATTACCACTTTTTAATAGAGTATAAGGTACTCCTAAAGATTTAGCCATATCTTGCTGCAATCGTTCTACACTGTTTTCAAAATCTAAATTTTGAAAGTTTATGTCACTAAACTTATCTATTTTTAACCCACCATCTAATATGGCAGGATTTCTGGCTCCATCAAATATTGTAGTATATGTATTTCGCCAGCTTTGTAATAACCGTTCTTTTACTTTTGAGCTAAGAACGGTATCTGTAGTTAAAACAACACCAGGTATGGCATTATTTTTAAAGAATTGTCTTTGAAACTTGAGTAAAGCATAATATAAGTTTATAAGGTCTGATAAAGATCTTAGTCTGCTTTTTCCTCTAAATATGCTCTCATCATTATCATCTTTGATATGTATAACTTCTGTAGAATCAAAATGAATAGTTTGCTTAGGTTTTTTCTTAGAACCACCAGAAGAAGCGTAAGGAGTAGAGCTTGCAAAAGGCTGAAATCCTGAACTATTTTCGGTTTCACCCCCTGACAACATATAAGTATAGCCTTTTACAAATCTCTTGGCATCTGTTTCTATTTCTATATCGTTAGCTGGTAATAAATACATATCATTACCATCATAATAGAAGAAAGCATTGCCATCTAATAAAAGATCCATTACAGCTCTTCTCATAAATCTGGTTCTATCTTCAAAAGGATTAGGTCTTGAATTAAGTAACTTACTTACTTTTTTAACAGGACCCCCTTGACTACCGGGCTCAACTGCAAACGGTATACCCACTACTGCGTTGACTATCATTTCTATGCATCTATGCACTATCTCAACTTGATCGTAAGCAGCTCTAAAATCTACGTTACTGTCTGGTTGAACTGTAGGTTCTTGACTTTGTAGATAGGGCTGAATAGGATTAAGTTTTTCTCGTACCCAACTAATTGGACCTGCCATTTTGTTCTCCAAATTTCAATCTCTGACTCTCTAGCCAAGTTTTAACCTTAACAGATCTCCAGTTAGAATACCTAGCACCATATATACTGTGGAGTCTTTGATGATGTATTTTACAAAGAGTGTATAAATTATCAGGCCCTAATAAGTGCTTATTTTCTTGATAAAAACGAACTCTCAAAACTTTGATTACATCATAGTCTAATATAGAGTTATCAATTTTTTCTTTTTCTAACCATTCGTTCCAAAGTTCTGAAACACTGAATGCATGATGTAATTCTAAGTTTTCTTTTGTATTACAAATAAAACAGTGATCTTTATGAGTATAGTCTTTCTTTATAAAGTCTCTCACATACTTAACAGGAAGTCGTTTTAATTCTTTCATTTTATCAATTATAAATCTTATTTTGCTTAGAGTCAAAAATTTATTTTGTATCTTTTCTTATTGTATACCTTTTAGGGGAATTTATTATCAATCCCCTCTTTAATTTACTATTAGAAGTCTTTTTCTTTTTTCTTGAAGAGTCTAAAGTATGTAGAGCTATGTGTATAGGATAGCCGTTAGCTCTTAGTGCTTTAACGTCTTTTTTTAAGCTTTGTTTAGTATGTTTTTTTCGTAAAGGAAACATACCTCTTTTTACTGAGTTTATATTATTTTTATCCATAAATACCTACCGATGATGATTTTGCATACGAGTATATAGCGTACCTTAAAGCATCGCAACAATGAGATGTCCAATCATGTAAAGGTTTTGATTTTTCACCTCTTGTATTCCATCTATAACCATTAACACTAGAATAAGTTTTAGTAGTATTTTCTAAATCAAAAAATAAATTTTCATTTTGAATTAATACTTGAACGTAACTAATACCATCATTTACAGACTTAACAGCGTTCTCACAAAAAATATCATAATCATACGCTAAATCAGCTTTTGTCTGAGCAGCAGCAGAATCTATGTATATATTTTCTATACCCCAGTGTTCTATTATCTCACTTATAATTTCTGCATGAGAAGAAGTAGTGCCTTCACTGGCTACATATTCATCTACTACAAAAAAATTAGTACCATCAGTAGCTAAAACTACAAAAGCAGTATCATCTCTAAATCCCATATCTAGACCTGCAATAAAAGTATATCTATCGTCGTTAGGCTTAACAGTTTCGGCAGTATCCACTAAGTGTATAGAGTCTTCTACTTTGTATATTTGCCCCTCAAAACTTACCCAATCACAATGATACTCTTGTTGAAATATACTAGGAGGAAGGGTTCTTTTTGCTTCTGATATATCAGCTTCTTTTAATGCAGGATTAACATGCCAAGGAAAAAGACCTGCACCCCACTCAGGATACTTATCGTCAGCTCCTCTACTCCAATATTTATACAAATAATTTTGTTTACCTCTAGGGGTAGATATAAATAAAGCTCTACTTCCTTCATAAGTAGATAAGGCAGGTCTTAAATCTCTAGTAAAATATTCATCATCAGATATAATAGCAGCCTCATCTACAATTAATAAATTAGCTGCCCTACCTACAAGAGTTGATCTATTATTAGCAGATAATAGCCTAAAAGTGCTATCATTAACTAATCTAACAACCCTATCTTTTAAATTTAGTCTTTTAGTTTCTATACCTAGCACACTAATAAGCTCTGTAGTATAGTCCCAAATAATAGATGATAAATTATAATCAGGTGCTACAACTAGCACTTGCTGATTAGGCTCTAATAGTTTTGCTAAAGCTAGAACAGATGCAGCACTAGATTTACCTGTTCGTCTGGCTGATATGTGTGTCCAAAATCTATGCTCTTCTAATCCTTTTTGCATAGCTAATTGACTAGGATTAAACTCCTTAAACCCAAATTTAGCGGGTAGTTTTTGTACTAGTTTATCTACTGGCACTTTAAAATATTCACTCATTTATTTACTTTCTTTAATATAACATTTTTAAGATGGCTTATATATATAAGCTGCTCCGGCTTCTGATATGCTACCACTATCAGTATTATCAGCACCTATAATTACTGTGTTGCCGTCATTAGATATATCGACATAATCCCCAAACCAACCACTGGCTTGTGCGTCATAAGCTTGTATTTTAGCCTGTTGTGTCCAAGTACTTCCAGATCTAGTGAAAATATA